CAGTAGGAAACTTCGTCAAGCTAGATACAATCACAACATCTGCCACAGCTACATACAATTTAACAAATGGTGGAGTAGCATTTTCACCGCAATCGCCTAATCATTGTATCGTATCTTTAAATGGTGTTATTCAATCGCCAACATCATCATTTACAATATCTGGTTCAACGATTGTATTTGCTTCAGCTTTAACAGCAAGTGATGTTATAGACTTTATCCTAGTCTTAGGAGATGTATTAAACATAGGTACTCCTAGTGATGCCACAGTAGGTTTTGCAAAAGTAACTTCTAATTTAATAACTGGTGCAACTAGCGAAAGTACTATTGCAGGTGGCGACCAAATATTAATTTATGACGATAGTGCTTCTGCACTTCGTAAGATGACTAGAACTAATTTTGTTAGTGGGTTAGCTTCTACTCCTGCATTTTTTGCAACTCAATTTGGTAGAGGTTCTGACCAAACTGGATTATCTGATAACACAGATACTAAAGTTCAATTTACAACAGAAATGTTTGATACAGATTCAGCTTATGACAATTCAACAAATTATAGATTTACAGTTCCAAGTGGAAAAGCTGGAAAATATTTTTTTTCTGCTACAGTAAATTCTTTAAGGTCAGGTGCAAATCCAAGGTCTAAATATGTTAGTATTTACCAAAATGGTGGAACAGCAGAACAAAATGGTTTGTTTATGAATAGCACATCTGTTTTTGAAGGTTCACAAGATTGCACAATAAATTGCACAACAGTTTTAGATTTATCTGTTGGAGATTATATTGAAGTTTATTTTAGACAATATGATGGAAGCAATGGAATTATAAAATATAACGTAGGCAACCATTTTTATGGTTATAAAATAGCAGGAATTTAATATGACACAACTTTCAACTAAAATAAAACTATACGCAAATAAAGAAATAGATTTTACTAAAGACGTAAGATTACAAGACAACTCCGATGGTAAAGGAGCATTCATAGCTGAATGGAACTTAGATATTCCAAAACCAACACTTGCACAATTAGATGCCTTTGAAGCACAAGCTAACATTGTTGAAAGCAATCAGGCACAAGTACAAAAGAGAATTAAAGAATATGGTTCTATTGCAGAACAAATAGAATTTATAACTGAAAATGGTTTAGATGCTTGGCAGTCAAAGGTTCAAGCCATTAAAAATAAATATCCTAAGGAGAATAACTAATGGCACTAACAAAAATATCAGATTTAGGTTTACCAGAAGGTGCGGTGTTGCAGGTTATAACTGCCACTGATGGTACTGAAAGAAGCACTACATCAACTACTTTTGTAACTGCTTCAAATACATTGTCTGTTACAATTACTCCATCTTCTGCTTCTAATAAAATATTTGTAACTATGACAACAGCAGGTTTGAAAAGTTCTGGTGCTACTGGTTCTACAAGATATACAATTTTTAGAGATGCAACAAATTTAGGAGATTCGGTTTCAGGAATGACTTTATTTTTTGACTCTGGTAGTTCACAAGATTTTGGATTTCCTGTGGCTATGTCAATTTTAGATTCACCAAACACAACATCTGCAATAACTTATCAAGTTTATTTAAAAGTATCATCTGCAAGTTTTACAGGAAGATTACAACAAAATCCTGTGCTAGGTACAATAACTTGTTTTGAAATAAAAGGATAAATTATGTCAATTATTATTAAAGCAATTCAAAAGATTAATCCAACAGCACAAGTTAGTGTAAGTGCTGACGACATTAACCAAATCACTTGGGAAAATGGCACACCACCAATACCTAAGGAACAGATACTAGCTATACTTCCACAAGTGGAATTGGATATGGCATTAGACAATCTAAGAGCTAAAAGAAATAAGCTATTAGCTGATAGCGATTACATTGTACTTGCGGATAGTCCAGTAAATGACAAAGCTAATTGGATTACATATAGACAGGAACTTAGAGATATTACGATAGGTTTATCAACTGTTGAACAAGTTAATTCAGTAGTGTTTCCAAAAAGACCATAAGTCTTTTTTTAACAAACTAACAAACAAACTAATATGACAATACTTTTAATAATTATATTTTTTATAATCGGCAGTTGGTTCGGCTGGCGCTACTCCAATGTCATTGATGACTTTGTAGAGCATTTTAAAACAATTTATCATGGCAAAGAAAAATAAAAAAGTTGTACAGCAAGTTTCATTGTCAACAATCGATCAAAAGATTTGCGAACTTCATAGGATAGTTCAAGGAAATTCAAACGACATTCAGATTATTAAGGAAGAGATGGCGTATGGCAAAGGAGGAGTAAAAGTTCTGGTATGGATTATTGGAATAGTTGTTACTCTAGTTGCTGCGTGGAACATCTTACCATTTAAAAAATAATTGAAGCATTACAACAAAGGAATTGCAGCTCACATAATTGCAATTCTTGAACTCCTGGATGACGATCATTTAGTCTTTACTAATGTAAATGGTATTGGACCAATTGATATTGTTACCGTTAATACAAAGACAGGTAAGGTAGATCTTTACGATGCAAAATCTGATCGTGAAAGCAGACATAAAGCTAGACCAATTAAAGATATTCAAAAGCAATTAAACGTTAAACATTTTTATATAAATCTTCAAAAGCGAACTTACAAACTTGGAAATAAAACAGGAAAGATTTTTGCAAATGAATTTACAGGAAATAAAAGATCGGATTAAAAAAAACGAAGGCTATAGAGATATGATCTACGAAGATCACCTTGGTTTTAAAACTGTAGGCTACGGACATCTTGTTGTTGAGGATGGTTTTATTCCTGGCATTCAATATTCTAAAAAGGAACTAGAAGAAGTTTTTGAAAAAGATTTTGCAATTGCATTGAAGGATGCAACAAAGCTAGTAGGTGATTATGATCTTGATGACAGAGCTTTTGGTGTTGTTATTGAGATGTGTTTCCAATTAGGTTTTCCAAAAGTATCAAAGTTTAAATTCTTTTTAGCTGCATTAGAAAAACAAGATTATGAAACTGCTGCTATGGAAATGGAAAATAGTAGATGGCAAAAACAAACGCCTGAACGCTGTGAAGAGTTATCAAATATTATAAGGAGCTGTAGAACAAATGCTTAATTTTTTTTCAATATTATTTAAAAATCCATTAACAAGTTTAATTGTAGATAAAACAGTAAGTGCAATTAATCATCATTTAGAAGTTAAGAAATTAGAACGAATTGCAGAATTAGAAGCTGCTAAAGATGTATCTATTGCACAAGTAGAGGCTTCAGACAAAAGTTTAAAAGATGAATATCTAACAATCTTTATTACCGTTATTATTGGTATGGCATTCCTGCCGCAAACTCAGGCTTATGTCATTAAAGGTTTCGATATTTTAAAGCAGGCTCCAGCAGAATTTTGGTGGTCTGTTCTAATAGTATTTTCAGGTTCGTTTGGAATTAATGTCATCGACAAATTCAAACGATAGCTGCATCTACAAAACAGCATTCGGCTGCTTATTAAAAAACTGCAAATGTAATTATGGCAAAGTATCAAAGTAAATCTGTATCACTTAATAAAGTGATGCGAGGCGATGTTAAGAAATTTAAAGTCTTTGTTAAAAAAGGATCTCGTGTTGTCAAAGTAAATTTTGGCGATCCGAACATGAGTATTAAAAAAAATATTCCAGGTCGTAAGAAATCTTTTTTAGCAAGGCATCGCTGCAGCACTCCAGGACCAAAGTTTAAAGCTAGGTATTGGTCGTGCAAAATGTGGCGCTAATTAAATAATCAATACATCAATGTTTAACAACGCTGCAAAGCGTAAGCGATTGCTTACGTTCAAATGTTCCTTTTGCGGAACTCAATTAGATAGCAACGATACCTTTGTTGTTACTGCAGAATACAAACGTTTTTGTATTAAAATAAATCCAGGTCATCCTCCAATTAAAGATTGCATGGAAGATTACCGCAACAAAATAAAAGAAGATCATGTACGGAATGAACGCTTACGGCAAGAAGCCGCTCTCAAAGAAAAACAAGAGCAAGAAAAAATCAGGCAAGAAAAGATAAAGGCAATTCCTGCTTTAGAAAAAAAAGTTCAGGAGTTTAAACAATTTCAAAAACAACGAAGATTACAAAATGAAAAAAGGTTATCACAAAACTAAATCTGGAAAGATAGCTCGCAAAGGTTTGTACTATAATATTAATAAAAGAAAAAAAGCAGGTACAAGCAGAAGCAAAGCTAATTCAACAATATCTAAAAAATCCTACCAATCTTTATTAGGTGGCTTTAAATAAGCTATAACTACCTAAAATTCCTTTCATAAAGACTCCAGGATTAACGATTTAAAGTCGTTACGATACTTGGCTCCTACCTATAAACAGACTCGATTTTGAGTCTATAAATCAAACTTTTTTAAAAACCTCATATAAGACAATATTATTTTTGGTGTAAAAATAAACTCAAAGTAGTGGTGTAAATTAATATAAGATTATGTTATATTTTGATTTGAGAGTTAGGATTGTGGTGACAGCACAAAAAGTTTTACACCACTTTTACACCAGATGATTTTTAATCGTCTGAAAACTAATGGGGGTGTAGCTCAGCTTGGTTAGAGCGCCTGCCTGTCACGGCTACCTCGATCTAACTTGATAGTTGTTATCCTCAGCTCTCCTAACAAAATATAGGAGAAATAATAAATCAGATAGTTTGTAAGAAAATGTTTTAAAATATGAACATTTGTATTTTTAAAATATTTTTTATTTTTTTTTACACCAATCTTACACCAGATTATTTTAACAACTGATGCGTTGAAAATGATTAGAGTGTCGGCTTTGTATCAAAAAAAAACTTGCCAACCTATCTGTACATATTATTTAATTAATATGAGTTACTACATAAATAAAAAAAGAAATTTCTGGTGCGTTCTTGAAAATCCAGGAAGAAAACAATTAGCTAAATTTGAAAACAAAACAGCAGCTAAAGATTATGTTGCTAAACTTCAAGCAAAAGCAGTTGAGCAAATGCAGCCTGTGTCAGAATTTAATTTTAAATCTGAATGGCTGGCTTATGCAAATCAAAGATTAGCAGACGCTGCCGATCATAATAATCGTTTAACTATAGCTGGCGTTCAAGGTTATATGAACGATTATAATCAAAGGATCAGCAAGTATATGCCAGATGTTTTGTTATCTAATTTTAACATTTCAGTTTTAGAGAAATTTTTAAAAGATGCTCATAAAGCTGGACAGCAATATAAAACTTTAAAAAGACAAGTTAGAAATATTAAAACATTTTTAAGACGCATGAATGCTGTTGGTAAAAAACCTTGCCTTGAAACTTTAGATTTTAAAATCCATGAGTTTTACGCTATTGTTCCAGCAGATGATAATAAATATTTTGAAGCTGTGCCAACTGTAATCAACGACAAACAGATCCAGGCCATATTAGAAAAATTAAATAGCGAAAAATTAAAAGATGAAGATTGCGCTATGAAGTTTGGCATCTTTACTATGTCTTTATTTTTTGGACTTAGAAGATCTGAATTGCTTGGTCTTAAAAGATCTCATGTAGATTTAGATAATAATCTATTGCATATTATTGGTATCAGAGATCGTAACGGTGAATGGTTAAATAGAACTAAAAATAGAGGCAGCAAAAGATCTATTGAACTTGATATTCATTCAGCAAAGTTTCTTAAATATTGGCTAGACTATGTGAATGCAAATTATTCGCATTCGCTTTGGTTATTTCCAAGTTTAAAGAAAACAACTTACGGCTCGTTATCTCCTAAAAAAGTATCTGAATTAATTTGGACTACTTATGCGGATATGGGGTTGGCTAAAATTGAGAGAAGATCCGATGGACATATTAAGGTTGTCGAGTCTGATTTTAAAGGCGCTCCTCTTAAAACATTCAGACATAGGCTAGCAACAATGCTTATAAATTCTATGAACTCTGAAAAAACTTTAGATGCCAATTATATTAAATCAGTAATTGGCCATACACGATT